TGCACTACCTAATGCTGAACCGTTCTTGTAATACTGTAGACTTTGACTTGTGGCATCAAACGCAAAGCCAATTATATCGCCTTGCGTAGATGATGAAGTACTTTGTGTACCACCACCAAAGTTACCAATAGTTCCACTATTTACTCTGTAGTATGAGTATACATCTGCCGAAGAATAGTTGTATTTGTTTACAAACTGTAAGAAGCAATCAGCACTGCCTGAGTATGTAGTCAAATTTGTTTCAAAATACCACTTACCACTTTTAGGGATAGGTATAGTATTGCTACAACAACACTATTTGTTGTGTTATCTATCGATGCTAGATTGCCTTCAGACAGAGTGCCTAAACTATATCCTTGTGGTGCAAGTGGATTCAACGTAGCAAAGTTATTCGTAGGCGAATCCAAGCTGATGTCTGACTCAGTGAGATTGTTGTTCTCAAAGTCGTTGTTGTTGCCTGATTGGTCTAACCAAAACGCAGCTTCACGCTTGTCAGCGAATGCCATGTAGATGTAGGTGCCAGATGCGTTATTAACTTCACCACCAGTTGCTTGGATTGTGAAACCATCGGAGTCAAAATCTATTGAATAACCTACGTTGTCAATCTCTGCCGATGAATCATTAGGGAACAGGTTTTTAGTGCGTGGGTCTTGGGTGTCACGAACACCATCAAGAATCCACCAGTTGTTACCTGAGGAGTCTGAACGTTTGAGCATTAAGAAAGCAGGTTTAAATCCGGTTGTAATTTTATTACCTGCGCTACCTGTACCCGAGTAACTACCAATCTTTGAGTAGCCTGATACGCTAGAAAAACAATACGCAATATAAGTGCCACCAGATGCGTTTACATTGTTTACGTTATCACCTTGATAAAAACCAAAGGTTGAAGAACTAGATAGGTCAGCGATAGAGCCGTCGGATGGTGAAAACTCAGCATTAGTTAGGTTAAGACATAATGAATTATTTGATGATAAATCTGTATGCTTAACAAACCATTGAGTTGCTGAGTCACGTCTTTTACAAATAACCATGTCTGGAACAGAGCCAAGCCCATGACCAACAGTAGCAGATGATGAGCCATTACCCGTATAGCTAACAATCGAGAAACCGTAGTCAGTCGATGCCTTAACGGTTGATGTGATGCTTCCGTCTGTGTTGCTTACTGGACTGCCTGTACCTGCATCCCAACACCATGCAACAAAAGCATCATTATTAAAATTAACCCAACTTAAATTACCACCGAGAGAAAATCCATCAGTATTAAATGCGTTTAAACCAACGCTATATGTATACTCAGAATCAGTATTATTTGAAATTAAGTTTTTAGTAGCACCACGAACTGAATCGTAAAGTGCGTGAACAAATGCGTTTGATCTAGATTTAATCCACACCAAATCAGGTTCAAAGCCAACACCGCCGATGTACTGAGTGCCGCCATTACCACGATAGGTAACCGCAGAGAAACCCTCTACCGAATAATCATGGTTGAAGGGTAGGTAGAAACCGTTAGTGCCGTAAGAACCTGAGTAGGCTTTAGGTATCCATACGCCTGACTTATTTTCACCGAATGAAGTAGGGTCTAGTGCAGTGCCGTCAATGAAGTGGACTTCTGCTAGATAGCCGTTATACGGATAAGCTGCATTTGCAATTGCTCCAATATAATGAGTATTAGTTGTATTAAAAACACCGTCTTCATTTTGAGTTGGATATGAAAAAATCAAACCAGAAAGCAATTCACCATTTACATAAAATCTAATTCTATTAGAAGCGGTTGCTTGTGTAGTATCATATTGAACTACAAAATGATACCAAGCTGCGGAATCTCTGTATTTAATTGGAAGAGCATCTCCAACTGCTGTAACTGATGATCCTGTTGGATCAGAATAAAATCCAATAGTATCACTGCCAAGATAAAAATAACCTCGTGGGGTTGATGAAGCACCACCTACTCCAAAAAGTCCATAAAGTGAACCCCAATCACCGCCTTTAACCCAACCACTCCAAGTCCAAGTCTTACGATTACCTGCGGATGCCGGAGTCCAACTTAGGTATGCACTATCGTCATCGTTAAAGCGTAGTGACTGACTAATCTCGGTGCTGTAGAAGTCACCTGCTGCACTCTTAGCATTGCCCTGAATTAACGGCATGGATTAAGCCCCTGAAGCTGTTACTGCACTCGATGCTGATACTAATACGTTAGTACCGTCTGCACTGTAGTAAGACACAAAGTACTTACCTGCTGTAGAAATCTTAGTCAAGTCAGCAGCAGAGATGAACGTAGTCGCAGCAGCAGAGATAACATGACCACCTGAGTTATCCAGATAGATGTTGCCTGATTGACCGCTAGTGATGTTCGTAAAGGTTAGTGTGCCAGTACCAGTTGGTGTGCAAGAGAAGTTGTTGCTCGCTTGCATATTGAATGACAAGTCGTTGTCAGTAGTGGTTGTACCTACGGCACGACCTGTAACACTTACGCCTGTAGAGGTTGTGGCGATTTTGGTTGCGTTGTCGTAGTTCAAACTTACCGCACCATTATTTAATGCGCTAAGATATGTTTCAGCACCAGTGGATGTTTTTAAATATAAGTTAGTGCCCCTTATTTCAAGATTGCCTACGCCTTCAGCGGCAATGTAGCTAGCACTACCACTGTGATAAATTGACAAATCATTACTGTCGCCAAACCTAGCCTTCTCGTTATCACCCAAATTCAACTCATTGGCAACGACTGTACCTGTTACGTCTACGCCTGTAGAGGTTGTGGCGAGTTTAGCTGCGTTGTCGTAGTAAAGAGTTGCGGCACCATTTTGACTAAAATTAGCCATTGTTTCAGAGCCGCTGTTTGATTTCAGCGTTATGTTATTACCGTCTGTAGAAAGTACTAAATCGCCTGTTCCATTATCAGCAATAAAACTATCACCACTACTATCGTGGTAGATATTTAATTCATTGTTACTACCAAAGGAAGCCCATTTGCCGTCTTCAAAGTTAAAACCATTATTATCGAATGTTACAGAATCAGTAGCGCCATATCTAAATGTTAGTGGAGTAGCGTTCTGAGTCCAAAAGTAAGTAGCAACATCAGCACTATCATGGTAGATTACTAAATCATTATTATTACCAAAGCCTACAGTATCATCATCATAATTCTGCATATGGGTTTCAAAGCCAAAGCGATTATTACCTTGATTCCATATAAGTGGCTTAAACGTATAAGTAGATGAACCCGCAAGACTAACGTCACTAGCATCGCCGATACTAAAATTGAGTAAGTTGAAAGTTCCGTAAGCAACAATAGCTACGTTATCTGATGTATTTGCTGCTGTAGTTAATACTACTGATGTGCCGTTATTAGCAGTAAAGTCAGTAGTAGGTACTAGCTTAACACCATTAAGGTACACATCAATAAATCCTACATCGTACGTAGCAGGAAAATCTGTAGTAGAACCTGTGTATGCACCAGAAGATGTGCCTACAACATAGTTATATCGTTCTGCTGTGCCATTTACAGTCGAAAGTGCATCTATCCAAGCACTACCAGTATACACCTTCATTTCATTACTAGTAGTATTGAAGTACGCAGCACCCGTTAGAAGCGTATCACCATCATTGTCTACAGTAGGATCTGATGCCTTTGCACCTAAGTAACGATCATCAAATGAATCGTAAGATGCCGCAGCAGCGGTAGCAGAATCTTCAGCTTTAGCCGCGTAGTGGAGGGCAGAATAACCGGTAGTTGTACCGTCTGAAAGGGTGTACTGGCTATCTTCTGGGTTAACTGCGAGCTTCTCTGCATCCGCTGCCGAGTTAGCTGCCGCAGTAGCGGAGGTTGCAGATGAGGTTGCGCTACCGAGAATCGAGTCTACGTAGCCCTTACGCGATAGTTCATCGTCCGTAGTTGGGTTGGATGTGCTCGTAACCGCGTTAGAACCCATCGTGATGTTACCCGACATGGTACCGCCGGATAGGTTTAACTTGAGGTTATCTGCTGTGTCTACGTAGGTTTTGGTTGCAGCATCCTGTGCTGAGGTAGGATCACCCAAGCCAGTAATCTTACTGGTACCCATTGCGATAGCACCTGACATGGTGCCACCGGATAAGTTGAGTTTGGTTGCGTCCTGTGTATCGACGTAGCCTTTACGAGCTAACTCATCATCAGTCGTCGGATTAGCCGTCGAAGTGATCGAGTTAGAACCGAGCGTGATATCACCGGTCATCGTACCACCGGCTAGCGGTAGTTTAGTCGCGATAGAGTTCGTGATGGTGGTTGAGAAGTTCGCATCGTCATCGAGTGCAGCAGCCAACTCATTCAGGGTGTCGAGAGCAGCAGGTGCTGAATCTACGAGGTTGGTTACCTGTGTATCAACGTAGCCCTTCGTAGCCGCATCCGCGCTATCCGTTGGGGTACCCAATCCGGTAACCTTACTGGTACCCATCGCGATATTGCCAGACATCGTGCCGCCACTCAGGTTGAGCTTTAGCGCATCGTTGGTATCTACGTAGTTCTTTGTTGCCGCATCCTGTGCATCTACAGGGTCGGTTACGTTTGCGATGGTGGTACCGGTTACGTCGAGCGTACCGTTAACTGTGAGGTTATTAAAGGTAGATGAACCGCTAGAAGCTGTGACATTACCTGTTAAGTCGCCAGTGACATCACCTACGACGTTACCTGTCACGTTGCCCGTTACGTTACCTGTAACATTGCCTGTGACATTACCCGTAAAGCCGGTGTTTGCAGTGATGCTCGTACCGACGATAGTTGATGGGGTAGTCGCGCCAATCGCAGTGTTATCTACGGTACCGCCGTTGATGTCGGCACTCGTGATGGTTGCGCTAGCAATAGTCGCGGATGTGATAGTGATTGCAGCAGATACGAGAGCGTCGATATTTGCTGTACCGTCGATGTAGAGGTTTTTAAACTCCGCACCCGATGCACCGAGATCGATATCGTCGTCTGTTACCGGTACGATAGCACCGTCTTGGATACGGATTTGCTCTACTGGCGAACCTGATACTTCTGTGTAGATAGATACACGGTTGTTTGCGGTATCTACGACAACTTTGTTATTACCGTCGGTATCTGAGATCAACGGGATTGGGGCACCCTCACCGGTTGAACCGTCGTGGGAGTGACCGCCTACAGCCGCGAATGCATCACGGATTGCGTTGTATTCTGCGTTAATCGGTGCGGATTTGACCGTTTCGTTAGGGATGATATCCGCGGTGGATTGTCTAGTATAACCTGCCATATTATCTCCGATCCCCTATGCCGAACATGATTGAGAGACCTTGTATGTTGTGACTCGCGTTAGAGTCGTTTGTTACGTAGCGGAAACTGATTGATCGTCCGGAACCTGAGAAGTTAGTACAGATTACCGGGGAAGGGTTTCCGTCATAAATAGCCGCTGAATCGTATAGGGCTTCGTTGTAGAAAGCCGCTGCACCCTCATTACTCAGGGTGTAGTTGGCGGGGCTAAAAGTATTTTTATCCTCGTAGTCGTACACGACCGCAAGGACGATTTCGTTAGTACCTTCAGAGCGTAGGTAGGTACACACCTTGTAGAATAATTTACGTAGTTCCGGATCGCCGAAATAGAAGAACGGGGTCTGGAACAGACTAAAGATGTCGGTGCCATCAAAACTCGTACCGAACTCTTGTCGTTGGACCTTACCGTCGGAGTCGCCGTGAATGACGTATTCTACTTTTCCGATGTAGCCGGAAGCGGCACACGTTGCGTCGATGCCGAGTAGCTCACCAAACTCGAAGCTGATGCCGCCCTGTCCGAGTCGCAAGCCGCCTATAATACCGAGTGTTTCTTCGGTCTCGAAAAGGATGCGGAACTGGGACTTTTGTCGAATTACAACGCTCGA